CTTACGATTAAACCCGCAAGTCTCTAGTAAAATTACGACTATGTTTGTCATGGGTACAAAATAACGGCGACTACTGTCACCGTAAAAACTCCCCCATAGCAATCCGCTAGGATAGAATATTATTAGAGACAGCAGCACAAAATGTGTGCTTTGTCGACGCGTTTGAACTCCAAAGAGACAGGCCCATCGCACAAGCCCGTTTTGACCAGCATAAAGCTGACCGCAGTTTTTATTCATTTAGATAGAACTTACATAAACTATCTGCTAACCCTCCGCCTTTCGACGAATAATGGGAAGGGCGGTTAGCTTCCCTAAATTACCTAAAATAACGTCATTATATATAGAAAAACATAAAACTAAATATAATGAAATTAAGTTAGAACCCGGGGCCCACTACCACTACGGTGCTCCTGACGGAGTTACTGTGTAGTGATACGTGGGTACATTCAAAAAGTAAACCAATGAGAAATCTTCTCCAATACTTACATATGAATTAATGGTAGTTGTGGCAGGATTTTGTAGCTGAGGTTGCGTTGTTATTTGCAATCTTAAATTATCAAGATTTGAGTCTTCAAATGAATTCCCTAACGTAGCAAACGCTGGAGAATTCAACTGCCATTTAAATCGTGAATACATTGGAGCTGCAATTGATAAAGATGGTTGGTTTCTAGTATTTGTTAAAGACATTCCAGAAGTACCACTATTAGTACCCCTCACGAGTAAAGAATAAATCTGATCTCTAGTTGAACCAGTAGGAACTGTAGAAGTGGAATATCTAGTAGTTATGGCATCTGGATACCTTACAATTGAAAAACTATCGATGTAAACAGGTCCAAATGCATTAAAAGTCCAATTAATTGAACCCCTACTACCAATAAATGCCTCACGGAACCAATTCGTAAAAGTCATATGCACAAAATTATAAGGAGCATTACCAGCACCTACCTGTTCTAGAGCCGAGTGGAAACCATTCGGATCAAAACCAGGATAAGCAGGCATTCTCCTAAAAGATATAAAATCATTGAGATATATATCAGTAGTATTCTGTGTAAGACGATCGCTTGCATACAATGACTTACGTCTCATCAATTGACAAATATCAGTGACATTCTCTCCACCATACATCTTGAAAAAATCAGGAGAAGTTTCAGTACCATCAAAAAGTGGCAACGCTTCTTGTCCTTCTTGATACTTAGACATGGATTGAGTTTCATATGTTTGATAAGTCGAAATCATATCTGGATTTGAAAAAGCCATATCTTCTCCCCAAACGCTAACTACCACTGTAATATCAGCACTAACAACAGGAGATGTTTGTTGAGTCAAAACTCGTATTGTCAATTGACCATTATCAAAATCAGGATTAATGGAAGTATCAGATGGTGAATATTTGATAATATTCGCCTGAGACATTCTAGCCATTGCAGTGTGACGCTGATATGGTATTTTTACATATACATCTTGATCCTCACAAATATCTACAATTCGATTGTAATTACTAGCAGTGGTATTGGATACAGTATCTATATCATCAATTGGATCCCAAGTAATACGAACTCTTCCTCTATGGTATTGAGTACAAATAAAACGGAAGCGGAATACAATATCTCCGCGCCAATAATTGAAACAACGTCCAATCCAGGCCATAGGAATCATCTGAATTTTCTGACTGGGAGTACCAATATTTTGGAGACCAATTAAATTTGGATTAACAGATGCTGAGAAAATTAAATCATTAAAGACGTTCGTGCTAGTCCAGATAAATTGTGTCAAATATGACTCCCTTGCACATAAACCTGCTATAGAAGTGTCACTTCGAGTTAGAACGTCAGCACATCCAGCCGCTTTAGATAAAGATTGTTTAGGATCAAATGTTAATTTATCTCTAGGCTCTGAAATTTCTGATGAACTGAAACCATGAAAAGGTAGATTCTTGAAAGGTTCTACATCTCTAATAATGGGATTATCCGTGTGTCCAAAAGCAGCCGCGACAGCTGCAACACCTTGCAAAGCAGATGATGCACCTTTAGCAGCCTGTCCAGCTTTAGGATGAAGAAGACCCAAACCTGGTGCTACAGAACTTAAGAAAGCCGAAGCTTCTGTCAAAGGTTTAGATATAGAACCTCCTGTCCCTTTATAAGTTTCTGATGAAGCAGGAACTGATGCTGTTGACTTGGGTGCAGAATCTTGTTGAGTAGAAACATCTCCTGCTGATAGACTAGAGGCTACTTGACCTACCGATCCACCAGGGTTTCTCTTTTTAGAAGATTGTAAAATGTCAGTGTTAGTTGGACCACAGATATAAACGTCTTCTGCCCATGCATACACTATAATATCACAATCAGTTCCAACAACACTATTTGCATTGGCTAAGTCCACATAAGTAAGTAAATCAAGACTACCCATATTGGTCAAATTAACTAATGAGTCAAGTTCTAACCATGTTTGTGGATAAATAAAAGGCGCTGTTATAGTACCACCTCTTGACTCTTGAGGATACAACCAAACAAGTGGTCTCTGAGACAAAGGTATTAGAACATCGCCTCCACCTACTGGTGCAGATAATGTATTTTGTAAGGGTGTATAAATCGCTGCAGTTAAACCATAATAAAATGGAGAAGCATTAATCATAATTTTAATCTTAAGATTACATCTCAAATATGAATAATTTGCTAATTTATTTCTTATGACTGTATGAGTGAAATAATTCTCCCAAACTGGTATCGTAACATTAATACCGGCTCCAACAGACCAAGTTGTATTATAAATAATATACGGTCTGCTCAGAAACTTAGATAACGAAGCATCAGCTTTATAGCCATCTAGATTCACAGCAGATGTGAATGGTTTTGGATCAAGTAATGTTCCTGCACTTTCGTCTAGAAAAGTAGTAGTTCCTTCTCTTTCATGATTAGCTCCTTCCTCATGTGTTTCTTCAACTGTTGATGATTGCGTTTCCGCATTCTTTATGATTCTTAGAGGAATACTTTTTGATCGTCGCAAATTAGCCGAACATGATAGCGCGCGACTGCCACTATCGTTCTCAGAGTTAAACCAACCCTGAACGGTTCGTTGTGAATCAGGTGATACAACGAACTCCACCGTGTTTCCTTTTAAACAATTATTTCCAAGTCGTTTTTTATTATCGGTACAAACCTGACTCAAGGTAAGTACGTCATTCATAAGTTTTAGGTGACTAACCCACACCATTGCTAAATAGCAATTTTACGGAACGCGACGGTAAGTAAACACAACGATCCACTCTGACCTAAACTGAACTTCCAAACTTATAAATAGTCAAGATCCAGTAACTATCATTGTGTGCTAAATTTTGGTTAAGACCTTTCAGCTGAGGCCTATACATTACAAACAAATAACATCTAGCGCTATAAGGGAGCGTATACAACCATCTAATAATTATCCGGGATATTAGACAATCCCATGCTTGACTTATTCGTCAAGAGGTTGGTACGACAAGTAAGGAGCTAACTTTCTTCTCCTTTCTTGAAAACTCCATACCATTTCTGAATAACTCTTGAGATGAGCTTCAATAACAAAATCTTTAAGATCAGTAGTTTCTACAATCTCTTTGAAAATGTTATACCATTGTTTATAGGTTTTTTCACCATAGTGAAAGAACTTTAATAAAGCTCCACTCATGATTTCAAGCATTTGTTGTTCTCGAGTAATTGATTTTGATCTCACCCACATTGTTAGACTATTGGCTATGGACTGAAATTCAATCGGGGCCATCTGACATTGCAAGGTATCATCATATCTGAAAAAGCGTTTGAGAAAAGTTGCTTCTGTTATTTTAATGTAAGGCACACTCTTAGCTGTTTTTTCAGCCATTGTGTACTTTATTCCCATTTTCTCATAAGCAAAAACAAGTGCAGTATGATTATACCAAGGTACGTACTCTGCATTCACACCAATAATGTTGTCATCTCCATAAACCATGAGACGAACGTTTTCTTTGAAAGATTCACATTCGTTTTCTGGATTTAGTAGATAATAAGCATATCGATTATAAAGACAATTCACTAGACCATTGAGTATAACAGTTAAAGCATTACCAGAAGGATTCTTTCCAAAAAATTCAATCAAATCTCCATTGAAATCTGTAGTTGAATAGATTAAATCTTCTCTAATTCCATATAGTATCTTTTTATCCTCCTCTTTGTAATTTCCCGAAAGAAATAACAACCAATCAAGGAGATCAAATACCGCATGTAAAAATACTGCTTTCATTGTTTTATCATAGGCACTAAAATCACCTGCTATGATTTCATCAGTTCCAAAATAAGTCAAATAATGATACATATCATCCCATTCAATTGAATCAACATTAATTCCTACCGCATTTTCAAACACATAACGATTATTCTGTATGAATCGTACAGCTGCTAAATAATACTTCCGTGTTATAAAAGTACTGTCAACAGATGCACCACAAAATATTCGTGTTTTCTTTGCTTCCGCTTTAGTAAATGATATTGGTTCATCTTTGAGATGTGCTTTATAAAGAAAATGATATCTTTCACCGTTCTTATAGCATTCGAGTGCTTCATTTATTCGATCTTTAAGCTCTTGATTCAAATCTACTGGATCTAACGTTTCCCCCATAGGAGGAATTGCATGCATCATAAACTTCTTACTTTTATTCCAAGGTGCCCCAGCTGAAGTATTTCTATTGATTTTATCAATAAATTTCACACCAGGGGCTCCATTTATGGTTTCAAAGTCAGTTAATTTATGTACTTGTTCCTTAAGCATATCTAAATCAATGTTCTCGAGAATATCTTTCTTGAAACTTTCTTTGACAATTTCCAGAATGTCTGTTCGTATTGGAGAATCACATTTAACCATATCAAGCAAACCATTACGCCAAGGTTCCCATCCCTTCATCACAGGTTGTGTGACTTTAGGCATAAATCCTAGGTGTTTAAAAGTATCACTTAATAAAGTTGGTTCAACTCTCGTTTTTGGTTTGGATCTAAATTTTTCAGTGGAACCATAAACATAAGCGGATCCAGTTTCAGCAAATCTTACAACTGATCTTTTGCTAAGATCACCAAGTTCGAAAGAAGCTGTGGCAGATTGTAAACGCGGATATCCTTCACTTATATCGTTTTCAAAACGTTCTATACAAGCTCTAATATCTTTTTCCAAAAATCTAACAGCAACAGGTCTTGTTTTATCAGCAAGTATACAATGCATACCTGCTATAACAAAACCCATCTCTGATTCTAAGATCAATGGTGCTCCACAATCTCCATATTGAGTAAGTTCTTTTGGTTTAAATTCAATAGCTCTCTCCATATTAATGTTGGATGTTGGAAATCTGACATTAGACAAATGTTCACAACCTTTAAAATCGTTTGTGCGCATTTTACCTTCAAAATCTCTAACCTGCAAAAAACCAGGAGTTCTTGCTTCAAAAGAATCTTTAATTAAGTACTTTCTCAAATCTTTCTTTGGTGGTAAGCAAAGTATTTGTACAAAGGCAAGATCATTAGTTTCATCAAAAAACAATACATCACTTTCTGTTAAACATGTTTTTACATTGCCGTTAATTCCATTCATATCGGGGCTCTGAATAATTTCAAACAAGTAATTCAAACCTTTCTTTATAAAATGGCGATTTACAGCATAGATATGTCCATATATACAGAATGCATTGTTTCTGTGCACATAAGATCCTTCTCGCACCATCAATCGAACAATATTTTTATTTACTAATCTCTTAAAATCATCTCTGGTTAAACCATGAGATGAAAGACTAGCTGGCATCATATCATAAGCTGACAATGAATAATCACTTTTATACCAAATGTCCTCACGTTCATCTTCTGTTTTTGTTGAGCATTCCTTTCCCTTCTCCTCAGTAAAACTCTGTGTTTCTGAAAATCCCTTGTACATTTTATAAACGACAAGACATGTTAGAGCAACAGTAGTTATAAGGATCAACTTCTTAGGTCTGTTCAATACTCCTTCTGCTTTTTCCCCAAGATATCTCATAAAGATTCTAGGATCCACATAAGAGTATATATCAACATGGAAAAATTCCAACACTTTTTGATAAGAATGTCTATAAAGATAATTTACAATATAATGCAACATTATCACTCTCATATGCCACAAAGTAGCAAAGAATGCAATAATAATTGTATACAATTTTAAATTTTCTCTAACATCATCAATTCTTTCAGAATAAGTTTGAACTTGACATTGACACATTGATAACGGATATCCACAGAGACATAGTGATACATCTTGTAAACGATTTAATGATGACAACATAATTTGTTGACTTGCATTATGAGCTTTAATAGCTCCTTGGTACCATTTTAGAAATTCTAATAATTGTACATTATCAAGTATCTTTGTTTCTTGTCCTAACTTCCGTCTTCGATCAACAGCTGATCCTGCAATAGGTTTCACCGTTGAAACACTCCAAGTCCAATAATCTGGAAAATCACCCAAAGCTGCCATAGGCACTTTAGTTGAATCCAAAGTTATTGCTCCTTCATGGCGATACTGTGGTTTAACCTCAGCAGTCACTATAAATGGAAATCTGCGTTGAGCAGCACTTGGACATGAGAAATAATGATGTGCATTTAAATGTCTTGTATTTGTAGTCCCAATAACAAGTTCAGCTTTCAAAGGTGTTTTACCCTTATTTTCCAGCGCTGCTTGATTAGGTACATATGGTACGGCATTGATGATCTGAAGAAATTCCATACAAGAAGGATCTCCTCCCATAGTGGCATCAGGCTTCATAAATGCTATATCATCCAAAATAACAGTGTGCATGTAAGTAGAAAAATTATCCCAAAATTCTGCAAAAGCATTTTTCGTATATCTATACGTAGGACATGTTCTTAGACCGTTAATTTGTGCAAAATAGACACACAATATGTCAAGTATTGTTGTTTTTCCAATTCCAGAGTCACCCTCTACTAAAAGAGAAAAGGGAACTTTCCTTGGTTCGCGTGCTCGACGTTTGGTATTGTAATCAATTTCCATGACTTCCAATTCAGAAAAAATCTGCAAGAAATGCATCTTATCACTTTTGGAGAAGCTTTTTGAAAATTTTTTGATCGCTTTACCTTTTTCAATTAGATCGTTCAAATCGGCAAGAAAGGAACTTTCAACGAAATCTGGATTTTGATCAATATCTCTTAAGATTTTTCGCAACTCATAAACTTTTTCATACCATTCGGTATAATCAGAAGAATTGTGTAAAATTCGATCAAATCGACCAGTGTGATAGATCTCATAACCTTTTTCACCTAAGAAAGTAATAGTATCAAGTAGAATATAAACGAAATCAACATTATTAGAGTGTTTTCTTCTCAAAGTAACTTCTTCCAACTTGGTATAACCAAATGATTGGAAATTAATTCCTACATCTAAATGTGATATTTTACACAAAGTGTAAATAATGAAACGTTTAATTTTACAATAAACTTCACTCTCTTTAATTTTTTCATAGTTGCCCAAGAACATGCGAAAATCTCGCAATGTTTCAAGACTTTGAGTTTCCGGTTCTGAATCGTCCAATGGATTAGTTTCAAATAATGCCTGAAAATATTCCACAAAATCACTATTAGCGATTTGTGTATATATTGAATTTTCAGAAATCATCTGATAAAAACCCGCGCTAGCAAAAAATATATCTGTGATTGTCTTACTTCTTTTCAAACTTGCTGCATACCATAATAATGATTCGTAAAATTTTTTATCTTCCTCTGGTATATCATTTATAAATGAGAAAGTTTGTACAGTATCTTGGTAAGATATAATTCGATAATCTTCTTGACTCATACTTTCTTTTTCTCTTCTTATTTTATTACGTTCAAGTTGTAAATAATGATTGTGAACTTCAAATTCAATATAATAATTATACATCATGTGTCCACAATATTGATAAAACTTACTTCGACCATACATAATAAGTAGACCTCGTAATAAATTAAGGAAATCCAGATATTCATAAGTTCCTTGAAGGGGTAATAACAACAAAAACAATTCATTAAACAATGCTATACAAAATTCAATTCGAACTAGATACAAAAAATATGTCTCTGTACTAGTTTTCTTCATTGTTGAAGGTTTCGTTATTAATGTGTAACCACTAGCGATTTTTCTTGAGTTTTTCCAATTTTCTATATCATTAACAAGATATGCCATTCCGAAAATATAATGTAGATGAAGTGGAAATTTTTCTGGAGGGGTTGAAGGTAAACCTACTACAAATACCAATATAATTGAGTACCAGAAGAAAGGTCCATCTCCTGCATTGTTTGAAGAATATGCAACACCTAGTTGCACTGATCCATCGGGGTTAATAAAAGCCTTATATAATTTTCTATTGAATTTAATATCCAGGAAAATTTTAAGTTCTTCTATAACGATGAAAGCATAAACGATTTGGCTGGCACCCAAAATAATTCCATTTAATGTCATTGGAGAACCTTTCATTCTATGTTTGTACAAAAGATTCTTATGAGCAACATAAGGAGTCGTCTTAAAAAGTGATCGATCAGCCATAATCATAGATAATTCTTCTCGATATAGATCAGGTCCGTCACCAGCATTATTACTTGAATATTCAACACCAAGTTGAATATGTCCATCTGGATTCATAAAAACCTTATGATTTTTCATTCCATTGATTAATTTCATTTTAACTTGATCCAATTTATATTTAGCTTCTAGAGCTACAAATTGAAAAATTTTTATGGCAACTTGAACAGTTTCTAGTTCAACAAACCAATAATTCATTTCATCACTGCCTAACGGTGCTTGGAACATTTTGTAGGATACATTAACTAACTCTCGGTATAAAGTTGTCTTATAATAAGAGGGTCCATTAAAATAGTAAGTAAGTTCACCGTGGATGAAAGGTTTCATGGTTCGCACCATATTTTCATAGTTATAATTTCTGGGTCCATCCCCAGCATTGTTGGATGAGTATCCAACTCCTAATTGTATTAATTGACGTCTGCATTCAAAGCAAAGGTCTTTTAAAACTTTTCGCGATAGACTCTGGGCCATTGTCGCATAGGCGGTTTGGGGGTTAGAAAATCGTAAAAAAGTATGTCGTACCATCATGATTTTCTGAACAGATGTTATTTCTCTCGCTGCAAGATATCCCCTGGGGTTAAACCTGGGTCGGTAAATACAAATTCCGTTATGAACTTAATTGGTTCATTACTCCAATATTGCGTTATCCTTTTTCACGTGCGTGCGACACTTTTACGCAGTTCAAAAACCGCGACGCCGGAGAGGTGTTAGGAGAAAATCTCCCTGGCTTTAGCTTCGGCTCATAACGTTCATTGTATTCCTGTCTTTTTATTTTTATTTTAAAACATAAAATCACGATACGATATACAAATTTACGACACAAATATATAACATATAATTGTTGAGAATAAAGTTTCTCTAGACTAATCATAAGGGAGAGATAACCCTTTCCTTTAAAATAAATAAATCATCGTATTTACATACGATGCAAAGATAAACATTCTTATTTCTATATAAATCATAATTGACACGTACATAAATATAGCTTAGTATTTCTATGCAAATGTTTGTATGGCGTATATAAAAATACCATAAATCATTGCACCTTACCTAAAGGCGTAATTTATTCGTTAACATCGACTGCAAAAAACAGTCATGTATAACATGCGGGGGAAAATACCCG